GTGTCAGGCGCGGGGGGCGATGCCACAGGAACTAAGGGAGACCAAGGGGGAGGCGGAGGCGGCGAGATTGGCGTTGTGCGCGGTGAAGACCGCACTGGACTGGAATCTGAAGGGCGCAAAGGACGGTAAGTCCGTCGATTTTACGAAGATGGCGATGACGATGAATATGGCGTTGGCGCAGGCGGAAGCGTTGGCGGAGAAGAAGGCGGAGGAGGAGAAGGCGGCGGCGGCGTTGGCGAGGATAGATGCGAGGATAGAGGCGATAGATAAGGCGATGGCGGAGGGGGCGGCGGGAGTGGTGGCGTTGTGGGCGGCCGCAGTGGACTGGTGGACGTTCGCAGTGGACTGCTGGGCGGACGCAGTGGACTGGTGGAAGGAGTGGAAGTCGCCAAGCCAATGGGAGGCGAATACGGACGCGGCGGACGCGGAGGCCGCAGACTGGTGGGCGGTCACGGAGGCCGCAGAGGGCTGTCGATTACGCCGCCAGTGCATCATCGATTTGTGTGCGGCCGGCGAGAGGCAGCCTATTGAGCCTGTGATGACGCCAGCGCAACTGGAGAAAGCGCTGGCGCCGAAAAATCCCAGTCAGTTTCACGAAACGTGAAAACTGCGCGCCTACCGTGGGGTCGCATCGCGTTCTGAAGATGCTGAAGATGACCATCCCCGATGTGGAGCAAATGGAAGGCTGGCTGGAATGAACGATCAATATTTGCGGATGATCCACGAGACCGAACAGTTGCGGGCAGTCCTGGCGGACACCCTTGAGATCCCCTATGCGGTCGAGACCTTGGCGATGCGGTGCGAGAGCTTGTTCAATGAAGCGAGAGCCGACGGGCGGCCGATCGACAGATTGATCTACCTGATGGCCGCAGTCGCCCTCACGAGTGAATTAGAGGCCATGGCGAGAAAGGAAGATGAAGATGAAGACTGACGACTATCGATATCGCAAAGTGGATGACGGCTACGTCCTTGAAGGCGGAGGCGCGACGGTGAAGCTGACGGGGTGGGACGCCAAGCTGTTCGCGGCCTCTGAGGGCGAAGCCAGCGAGCCGCGAGAAGAGGTTGTGGCACGGTGGATTTCGGTGCGACGGACCTTATCGCTCTACGCCGGCGCCTACACCGTCGAGTTCGCCGACGCCAGTCGAATGGACGTCATCGTGACTCACGTTCTCGACGGCATCGCGTATGGGTTCGCGCTGGGGAAACGAACGTGGGCGATGTGCTTTATCGAGGCGACGGGCGAACTCGTCGGGTCGAGTGTCAACGGCCGCATCGTGCAGCGCGCAAGCCACATGCCAAGCGTCATTGAGGAAGCGATCCGCCGATCCCTGGCTCGCATGGAGAGGGAGTTGGAGTTGTACCGCCCCGAACCTGCGCGGCCCGCACGAACACCACCAACACGTCCTCGGGGGTGAGGAATGAACTCAAGCAGATACGCGAGGCGGTTCATGGAAACGGCAATCTCCCTCTTTTACGTTCTGGTCATTCTGGTGATGCTGGGTTGCCTCGGGGTTGAGGAATGACGATCGTGCCAATGATGACTGACGACGTGCTCAAAGACGCAATCCGGAGCATCCTGCGAAGCCGGGCTCGCAGCTCCCCTGTTGTGGGCGGCGGCACGCGGAGACGCTTCGACATCGCGGTGCTCGGCGCGCTCAAGCGCACCCCGCTCTACAAGGCCGAGTTGAGTCATCATCTTGAAAAGATCGGCGGCGTGAACAAGAACACGCTGACCGGTACGACGGAGCGCCTTCACAGAAAAGGGATGATCGATTGCGAGTATCACCGCTGGCTTGCGGGCCCGGCGATGATGCGGCTCTGGTCGATCCGGCCGAAGGGGATCGCCGCGCTCGCTGCGGACCAGGGTTTCTGGCTCGACACGTTCGCATGGGGCATCCGCGAAGACATCCGGGCCTCGCTGAACGCTTTCGACGTCAATGTGCTGGCCCGGGCGGCCGAGAAGGCAAGGGATGACGGCGACGTCGGCGACCTGACCGAACTCATCAGCGCGATCGCGGGACTCGGCTCGCACTTCGGCAAGATCGAACTGCTGTACCCGCGGCCCGGCGACGAAGGCTTTCCGGAGGACCGGTTCAAGTCGTCGCCCGTACCCTTCGAGACGAAGCAGGGCGTCTAGTGACGCATGAAGAACTTCGCAATCGGGCTGGCGCTTGTCGCCAGCGTGACCGCCTTCGCGCAGCCGGACCGATGGGACGGTGAACTCGGCAAGATTTACGCCTTCACGGCACTCTCGGCAAACGAGACGAAGGTCCGCGATGTCGACGGCGTGGAGTATTCGGGCGGTTATCGCTCAGTGGCCGAGGCGTATACCATGCTCGAGGCGGGGTACATCGAGGCCGGCGTCGATGGCGTTATCTTCCATCTCCCATGGATCTTCGAGCGGTCGCGCCCGGGCGGGATGCCGGCGTCGGCCCCAGCGCTGCAACTGACGATTCCGGGTGACTCATCTTCCTGGAAGTGGGTTCCCGGTGATGTCGCGACGATGACCGCTGACGCTCTTGAGGACGGGATCGATCCGTGGGTCTACCTCGGTAACTACCGCGGCACCTGGATCGCAGAGCGGTACGCTGAGGCCGATCTGCAACTCGCCAGCGCGATGATGTTCGAAGAGGCTGCCGCTGAAGCGCTCGCCGCGACCGAGGAAGGCGTGGACCCGGCCGAACTCGAGGCCGGACTCGCCAGAGCGACGAAAGATCGCATTCGGGCACAGCAGGAGCTTCGCGAGGCCCTTGGATACGCCCTGCTCGGCGCCGGCGTCCCGGAGGCGGTCGAGGCTGGTTGCGGGGTCATGTTCGACGTTCCCGACGATCAGGCAGGCCTCGGCCTCGCGATGGCGAGGTGGATCCTCGACAAGGGTGGGCGGGTCGTCCGCGAGCCGCAGGCGCTCGATGACGGTTGGCGAGGGCGGATGGAGAAGGTTCACCCCGACCGAGTCGAAAAGTACGTCGGCGTCCCCACGGCCTCTGATTGGGCCGGGATCGGCGTCATCAGCCGCGTCAACGACTGGGGGCAGGGGCTTTTCCGCCTCGATTACAGCCGCCACGACAACGCAACCCGCCAGCCTGTCCATGAGATCGACGGGGATGTCTGGTTCATCTCGCACAAGCCCGCCGATGGCTTCCTGGCCGATGCGATTAGCCGCGGATACAACGTGACCGTGTACGGCTACGGCCCGGCCCCATGCGATCCGATTCGCGTCGAGGCGCTCGAACTCCGGGCGGAGAGGCTTACGGCGCAGGCCGAAGCGATGCTCACTTCGATCATGTCGCTCGCCGAGCAGGAGTCGCAGAAGATCCTCGCCGAGGCCGAGGCCGAGGCGAAGGCGATCCTCGATGGGGCGCGAACCCAGGCCGCTGACAATTTCGACATCGCCGCGCTGCTGGCCGAGGCGCAGGCGATGATCGAGGCGGCCAGCGCAATCAGTCGATAACCATCTTCGCGCCCGCGAGAGCAGGCGCGAGGGCTTTCGTCACGGCCGTGTCGTTCACGGCGTACGACAAAATATTTGGTGGTATTTTTTGACTTTGCTTGCTCGGGAGTCAAAGACATTTGTGATCGCGAGCGTGAACATGGACGAGTCGACATCAGCCGGACGACCAATCCGAATGGACACCGTGATCGAGCAGGTGTGCGGGGCATTGGGCGTCGAGCCGAATGAACTCGCGGATCGTGGGCGGCACAAGCGCGTGGTTCTCGCGAGGGCGATGGTGGTACACGTCGCCCGCCAGCTCACCAGCCTGAGCTATTCGGAGATTGCCTGCGGGCTTTCACGCGAGAACCACTCGTCGTTTGTCGCGGCGCATCAGCGGCTGAAGCGGCAGATCGCCGACGGCTTTGTCGTAAAAGTCGGCAGCCCGCTTGACGGATTGACATATGCCGAACTCACGATCAAGGCGCTCGGCAGCGTGCGGCGTGCCAGCCGGCGAGCGACCCCAATAGTCTCAGCGGAGCAAGGGAGCGGCAATGTTGAGAAAGGCGAAGTTTGAGAGTTGCAACCCGGCAGTCGGCGTGACGCTGTACCACGCCGACTGCCTCGAATGGCTCGCTCGGCAACCAGAAGACAGCCTTCATGCGATTGTGACTGATCCGCCCTACGGCGTCAAGGAATACGAGCCGGATCAGCTTGCGAAGCTGCGAGAGGGCAAAGGTGGCATCTGGCGCATGCCGCCGAGTTTCGACGGCAATGTCCGCAGTCCGTTGCCTCGATTCACTGCGCTCAATGCTAAAGAACGCGATGCTCTGTTCGCGTTCTTCCGAACGTGGGCGGAGTTGGCCAACAAGGCTCTGCGCCCGGGCGCTCATGTGTTCATGGCAACGAACTCGTTTGTTGCTCAACTTTGCCACTCGGCGGTAGTCGAAGGGAGCTTGGAGTTTCGCGGCCAGGTGATCCGACTCGTCCGGACGCTGCGGGGCGGGGACCGTCCAAAGGGGGCAGAGAAGGAGTTTCCGGAGGTGTCGTCGATGCCTCGCGGCGCATTTGAGCCGTGGGGCATCTTCCGAAAGCCAATGCCAGCGAAGATGACCGTTGCGGAATGCTTGCGGACATACCAGACAGGCGGCCTGCGTCGCTACGTCGGCGAGCGCCCGTTCGAGGATGTCATTCCGAGCGAGCGAACCCCGAAGCGTGAGCGAGCAATCATCAAACACCCGAGCCTCAAGCCCCAGTCGATCCTGCGGCGGCTCGTTTACGTCTCGCTACCGCTCGGGGAGGGATCGGTTATTGATCCGTTCGCGGGATCAGGATCAACTCTGGCAGCGGCGCGAGCGGTTGGATATCAGGCGATCGGCATTGAGCGAGCGAGCGACTACTACTCGCTGGCACAGTCTGCGATTCCGCGTCTCGCCGAGATCGAGCTGGCCGGTGTTGATGAACTGGTATCGTCTAGCCGAGTGAGATAGTCACGGATCGACGTGCCGACAAGGTGCGCCAGGTCCAACCCGCCACATCCGCAGAACAACGACACCGCGGAATGGCCCGGATTCTCGTGGCCCTGCCTGAACCGCGCCGCATTGGCGGTTTCGCGAAACCCGGCGTCGTATTCCGGCATGGTGCGACGGGCTCGGCGCTTCTGTTTGCCGTCGTTTCTCCTCAAATCACGCTCCAATCAAGCCTGACGACAATGGCTGCCTGCTTCGCGACGATAGGATCGGCCCATGCGGATGCCTCGTCGAAAGCCCTGGGCGCCGGGAGCGGTGCTGAGTAAGGGGGGCCGGGAATGGCTGACGTCGCTCGGCGCGCCCTCGAGCGCGTACATCTCCTATGACATGCTCGATGAGTTCCTGTCGCCGCAGGCGTACATGCTCGTCGGCCTTCTTGCGATCCACCCGTGCATCCGCGTCGTCGAGGCCTTCGATGACGTCACGGGGTCGCTGGCGTACTACCCGCCGCACCCGGTCATCCGTGAGATCGGCGGCCCGGACACCATTCAAGAACTCGTCGACCACGGCTATCTTCGGCGAATCAGAGCAAGAAAAGGGAAAGAACCTCTCGAATTGCGCCTTTCCTTGCGACTGGTGGAATAATATCAGCGATGAAAACCAAGAAAGACCCTGAAGCCATCCGGCCGGACACATGCAACATCCGCTGGCTGATGATTTTGAACAGGCTGTCCGCGCGGACGAAGCAGTACCCGGCAGTCGCCCTTTACGATCGCCTGCGCGAAGACAGGGTCGAGGTCACGGCGCAGTCGATGCACAACACGATGAAGCGGCTCGAGTCGCACGGGCTCGTCGATTCGGCGAAGGAGAATGGCCGACTGTTCTTCAAGATCACGAAGAGTGGGCGTACATTCCTACGGAATGCCAAGGCGATCGCCAAAAAGCTATAAGCACCGCTTCGTCGCCTTTGATGCCTTCGAGCATTGCGTGCCGAGGTACCGGATTCGGGACGCTGAGGCCAAGTCCATCATCCGCAACGGCGGAGTCGTAGAGGTCTTTGGGCCTCGTCGCGTCCCACGGCGCGGCGAGGTCGTTTATATTGAGGGCGCGCTGTACGTCGTGTTGTCGCAGCACTATTTTTGCATTCGGCTCGCCAGGTTGAGCAATCGTCAGGGCGTGCGGCACACATCTGATCTGTCTGTGCATGGAGATCGGATACAGGCTTCGTGTCACGGGCAGCGTCTATTCGGCTACTCGTCGCACCGTTTTCTCACGCGCGGCGATCGGCGGCGACTCGGGCAATGGCAAAAGAACGCAAACCCCAAGGTGGAGCCAACCCGGGAGTCGTGGGGATGGATTGGGGTGCCGAGAATCGCGACGTCATCGGTGTATGCTCGTCGATCCGGCTTCGGCGGCCGTCCCAATCGGAAGCCGACCTTCAAGAAATCGTCGCGGTGAAACTTCGCGAGGCGGGGATCCTCTTCGACCGCGAACAGCCAGCCTGCGGCGGGCGTGTCGACTTCCTCTGTACGCACGGCACCACAATAGAAGTGAAGAGAACAAACCCATGTCGCAAGCCCACGCTCAAACAACTCGAGCGATACGCCAAGTCACCAGCGGTTCGGTCGATCATCCTCGTGGCCGAACAAATCGCGTGGAATGCACCAGCGATCGTCGCGGGCAAGCCGGTGCGGGTCGTGTCGATCCTTCGCTCGAACTTCATCTGAACACCGCCGCGCACCTCCGGCCCGCGGATCCCCGGGTGCGGCGGTACGGGCGTCTCAAGGCGACGGCGAACGCATGGGTGCTGTTCGGTGAGCCGGACGTCGTCAACTACTGCCGAAGGTGGTGGCCGGGGTGCAGGGCGGACACGAACGGCCTCATCACACTTCCGCTGACCGCCCGCGTGACAGAAGACCTCTGCCACATGATGCTGCGGTACCCGCTCGTCGTCGAGCAGTCCGCCGGGCTGACGCTCAGCCGTCTCAGGAACGAGGCGATGAGGATACACGCGAAGCGACAGACTCCGCCGGGTCCGAGGGATCCGCCGGGGACTCGGTTCCCGAAGGTGCGGGAGTATCAGCGGCAGGGGATCGGGCACCTGATCCAGAATCCGAGAACCATCCTCGGAGACGACCCTGGCCTCGGGAAGACCTACCAAGCGGTCGCGGCCGTCGAGATTGAAGACCTGTGGCCCGTCTGCGTCGTCTGCCCCAAGAACGTGATGACGCACTGGAAGGCGAAGACGGATGAATATCTTGGGCCGGTGAAGAAGATCCAATTTGCGCAGGGCAGGACGCCGGATCGCGAATCGATCCTCGGGGCCGACATGGTCGTGGTCAACTGGTCGACGATCGCGGACTGGTCGGACACGATCGCGACGGTGGGCGTCCGGTCGCTGGTGTTCGATGAGTGCCAGTATCTCCGCAAGGACGGCTCGAGGCGGTACGGAGCGTGCGAGGAGCTTGGGCGGCAGGTGGAGGCCTGCTGGGGCCTGTCCGGGACGCCGATCTACAACTACGGCATCGAGATTTACAACATCCTGAACGCGATCGACTACTACTGCCTCGGCGATCGGATGACATTTCAGCAGCAGTGGTGCGACGGCGACATTGTTCACGACGCGCCCGCGCTCCGCGAATATCTCAAAGGCGAGGGGATGCTGCTCCGGCGGACGAAGAAGGATGTCGCCCCCGAACTCCCGCCGATCGTGCGAATCACGGAGAACATCGATCACGACGAGGGTTCTTTGCAGGTCGCCATGTCGCAGATCCGGGGGCGGCTCAAGAACTTCCAGGTGATGTCAAAGAGGGAGCGGGCGACGGCCACGAACGTGGCAAGCGAACTCGCGAGGAAGGCCGCCGGCGTCGCCAAGGCGCCCTACGCCGCCGCGTTCGTGAACAACCTGATCGATTCCGGAGAGCGCCCGCTTGTCTTTGCCCATTACCACGCCGTCCACGACATCCTGTACGAAACCCTGAGCCAACTCAGGCGGAACGTCGCGAAGATCACGGGCAAGGAATCGATCGATGCCAGGGACCGGGCGATCGAGATGTTCCAGCGGCCACAGGAAGACGGCGGGCTTGATGCGCTCATCATCGCCAACCGCACAGGCGAAGGGCTTGACGGCTTGCAGCACACGGGAACGTGCTGCGTGTTCAACGATCTGGACTGGTCGCCAGCGCCGCACAAGCAGGCCGAAGGACGCATTCACCGGATCAATATGGCTCGGCGTGAGCCGGTGATGTCGTACTACTTGATCTCCGACACCTTCATCGATCGCCGTATTCGTGATATCCTTGGCTTGAAGGAAGGCCAGTTCGAGGACATCATGGGGAGCGGGCAGGCCGACGATGAACGAATTGCACGCACCGCGAGAGGCGATATCGTCTCACATCTGATTGGACCGATCGATGCTCCGTCCGCATGAACTAAAACTCAGGGAAATCGACTCGCTGCGGACGAAGTGGCGGATGATGTTCGCCGTTCGCAAGCTGAACCTCGTCATCCACGCCGCAGGGATCGGTATCATCGGCTGGCACTTTCCGGTCGCGTGGCTTCTCTACCTGCCGATTATGGTTGAGATAGCGTGTCGTCGCCGCCAGGACTTCCTCTCGGCGCGGGAACGCCGGGCGGTCGAAAGCAAGCACAGAAGGGCATGGAATGGCTGAGAAAATGCGGACGGTTGATGTTTCGTCGCTGATCGCGCACCCGCGCAATCCGAACAAGATGAGCGACGAGTTGTACGAGAAGCTGAAGCTGAACATCCGCGCATCCGGCGAGATTCCGCCGCTGTTCGTCCGGTCGCTCGAAGCCTCTGAGGAGTTTCAGAAAGAGCACGAGGCCGGGAGCCTCCAGATCCTCGATGGGCATCACCGATGGGCTGTCGCGAAGGATCTCGGCCGAGAAGAAGTGCCCGCCTACGTCGTTGCTGGCGTCACCGACTCCCGGGCCAAGCAAATGCTTCTGACAATGAACTCGCTCCGCGGCAAGGAGTCGAAGAAGATGCGTCGCGATCTGCTTGCCGATCTTCTCAGAGAGACGGACGCCGAGGCGCTATCTTCCGTCGTGCCCGAGACCCAGGATGAGCTTCACAAGCTCGCGAAGGCCAGGTCGACCGCAGTGGTCGACGATCTCAAGTCGCGCAAGAAGCAGATGGGGCGAAAGTCGTCGCCGGAAGTGTTCTTCCTGACGTCCGAGCAGAAGCAGGTCGTCACGCGGGCGATCAAGCTCGCGAAGGCCGATGGGCGGGTCTCCGGACTCAGCGAGCATGTGCCGGGCGCGGCGATCGCGCTGATCTGCGAGGCGTGGCTTATCCAGGCGCAGGCCGAGGCCGAGGCTGCTGACGCCAACGAGTCCGAAGGTTTCTACGAGTCGATCGACCCTGATCCGGAAGAAAACCAGCCGGAAGGCGAGCCGCCCGCCAAGGCGGCGTCTAGTTGAGCATGTACCGCGACCTCGAAACGATCGAGGCGGACGCGAGCGTTGTCGAAGACGGCGTGCCCGGCTTGTCAATGACAGAGTCCGCGTTCCTCGACAAGATGCACCAGGCTATCGCATGGGTCGCGGCCGAAGGTGAAGATGTCGCCCTCGACCGGATGAAAGACGAGTGGGGGCTGAGCTCAAAGGCCGACCGCCTCAAATGGCTCCAGAAGTCGCGCGAGTTTGCCCGCGGGAAAACTCCGGAAGGGTTCTGCGAAGACGCGAGGGCCGTCTACCTCGAGCGGCTGAACACGCTGTATGCGTTGACCATGCACCACGTTGTCACGGACAAAGTGAAGTCCACAGTGACGCAGCGGCCAGGTCGCTCCGCTGGCGCGGATGACGAGCAGGCCACGAAGACCGAGGTTCAGGCGGAGCAGTTCAACGTTTCGGCGGCGGCGCTGGCGAGGACGATCGCAGAGAAGATCGCGATCGCGCAGGGCGTCAAGACCGAGATTCCAGCCGACAACCGTCAGCAGACCATCGACTTCATCGACTCGGGCACCGCACAGAGCATCGCGGAGGGCCATGTGAGGCAGATCGCCGGGATGTTTGGCGGCAAGGTGGTAGAGGATGGCTGAGTCGGTCTACACCGTCGAGATGGCCGGCAAGAAAGTGCAGATGACCGAGAGCGCCATCCGTCGGATGGGCATGGCGCACTCCATCGCGAAGCACACGTTGTACCTGGCCGAGCATCACCATCGCACGGAGGCCGGGCGACCGATACGTCTCGAGCCTCAGTGGAGGCGAATCTACGCCGACGCCTCGCCAAACCTGACCGTAATTTCGGCCGCCCAGCGAGGGAAGACCCTTCTCGAACTCGTGAAGTCGTTTGCTCAGATGGATCTCGGCCTCGCGGTCGGGTGGGTGCTCACGAAGCATTCGAAGATTTCGGAGCTTGCAAAGGGCAAAATCGTTCCGACGATCGAGGCCACGCCGTACTACCGCAGCCGGGTCCGCCAATTCGACTCGCACACCTACATGACATGGGGCGAGTATGGCAAGCTCTTCATCAAGACGTCGCGGTCGATCGACGATCTGACATCGTTCTCGGCCGACTGTATGCACATCGACGAAAAGGACTTCCACGATCAAGGCAACCTGTCGATGTACCCCGACCGCATGAACGCGTCGGAGTTCGCGTTCGAAGACACGATCTCGACGCCGACGTTCCAGGCATCCATCCGACAGGACGGCAGCGTCTCTGGCGACAACATCCACGCCCTGTTTCTCCGCGGCGACCAGTGGCGGTGGTTCACGAAGTGCGACCAGTGCGGCCATCCGCAGATTCTCGACTGGTTCGAAAACTTCATCAACGCCGACATGGATCACTCGGGGCGAGTCCTCGATTTTGAGGTCCGCGATCACAGGTGGGAGGCCGAATCGCCGGAACCGAGGCCGATCTGCATCGAGTGCCACAAGCCATTCGATCGCCTCGCGGAAGGCGAATGGGAGCAGCAGAATAAGCGATCGAAACTCCGGAGTTATTGGGTTGAACCCCTGGCGCTCAAGATGGGTCCGGGCATCACTTCGCTCGTAGACCGATTCCGCAAGAACGTCGATGACCCGACCGGCTACCAGAACTTCATGAACCTGTCGCTCGGGCGCCCGTTCACGGCAGGCGTCGCGAGGTTCACCGAGGCCATGATCGAGGGCTGCGTCGACCCGTCGTACAAGATGTTCGAGCAGCACCCCGGCCCCTGCACCGCGGGCATCGACGTCAATGAGCCGTATTTCGACGTCCATGTCTCGACCTACCCCGACCCGACCCGCAAGCAGCACAAGATTTTCGTCGGCAAGGTGACAAACGCGGACCTGGTGACGAAGCTGAGACAACTCGGCGTCCGGGTGGCGGCGATCGACTCGCAGCCGTCGAAGCACACGTCGATGGAGATCCAGCGGAAGCTCGGGGAGGCTGGGATCCGCTGCGTGATGGTGAAATACTCGACCGCACCGATGGATGAGTGGTGGTCGCCAGTGCTCAAGGGCGAGCATCCGGGCGACAAGCCCAAGATGGTCAAGGCCGACCGCACCATCTCGATCGACAAACTTTACACGAGCTTCGTGCGGAATGACGTCGTGATGTTCCGGGCGTGGCAGCACGCGATCAACGGCCGACTTCGCGACGAGATGATGTCGAGCGCCCGCGTGCTGTACACGCCGGGCGGGGCTGGCGAGGCAAGGTACCGCTGGGAGGAAGATGGCCCGGATCACCAGCTTCATGCCGCCACGTACGACCTCATCGCCGCCGATGTCTACGAGATGATGTTCAATCAGGACAAGAGCGACATTCGCATCGAGCGCAACCCGGCGAGGGGGTCTACAACTGGGCGGCGGACACATAAGCCGATCGTCGCCGTCGGATAGCGTCTAGTGAGAAGCCAATGACACGCGCCCTTGCCAAGATCTCAAACTTCGTCGGAAGCATGCTGACATCCGACCCCGGACCGTCCGGGCACGTCTCGCCCAAGGGCGATGACCCGATCAGCCGCGCCTCGCAGGGCCAGAGGCGCGGCCAGACGCACATCATTCCCGGCAAGCGCGTCGATGAGATGAAGTTCTACGACACGCTCGAAGACGACATTTCCGACGTTTCCGGAGCTCTGATGGCGATCTCGACGACTTGCTGCACCGGCACGCTGACCGGCTCAGGCAAGGATAGCTTCCGCGTGAAGCTCGAAGACGAGAACAACGCCCCCGCCGCACTTCAGAAAGCGGCGGACGACGTCACGCGGATCATGGCGTCCGAAGCGATGTGGGTCGTGCGCGAAACATGCAAGTACGGTTCGATCATGCCGCAGATCGTGTTGGGTGAAGCCGGCGTCACGCGGCTCAAGCCGATCCCGCCCGCAACCATCTACCGCAACCTCCAGGCATCATCGAACGACGAGTATTGGATCCAGCAGGACGTCGAGGATGACGACTTCGACTACCGCGGCATGAAGTCGCAGGCCACCAAGATCCCGAAGTGGGTCTTGCCGCACTTCTCGCTGATGACCCGCCGGACGACGGCGACGAAGACGATTCTCTACGGTCAATCGATCCTGCGGCCGTTCGCGCCGATCGGACTCCAGATGCTCGGCATGATGGACTCGGCCGTCATCGCCCGCCTGTCGAGGGCGGCCCAGCGGTACGCGTGGGATATCGATTGCTCCGACATCAAAGATGACCCCGTCGCCATCAAGGCCCGCGTCCGTGAGTGGATGGAGCATTACCGCCGCGACTCGCTCGTCGGCGACAACACCGACTCGTTCCGCCGGCCGATGGTGCCCGACGAGGACTTGTTTGTGCCCGCCGGCGAGGGGCTGAGCTACGGCGTCAAGGTGATGGAGGGCGATAACAACCTCGGCACGGTCGAGGACTTGAAGATGTTTTCGCAGGCGTATTTCGGCGCGCTGGGCGTGCCGAGTGATTACCTCGGGCGATCCCGTGACGGCGGTGGGCGATCGAGTCTCATGCAGATCGATGTGGCGTTTGCTCGGGTTTGCCGCGGGGTGCAGAACTACATGGTGCCCGGTTTTTACCACTTAGCGATCGTGCATATGCTGCGGGCCGGGATCAGCCCGGATGTGATTCGGGATCAGGTCTCCGTCGGCGTGCCGGAGATCGGCGCCCGTGACGACATGCTCCAGGCCCAGATCAAGCTGCTCACGGCTCAGGCGTTGAAGGCGATGGCGGAGGCGGGGATGGACTTCCGTGCGAACCCACGATGGGTACTCCGCCATCTCCTTCGCATGGACGACGAACTCCGCGACCTCAGCGACGAGGAAATGAACAGGCTCTTCACGCAGGTCACGCCCGGCGAGGACAGCGAGAGCCGGGGCAAGCCCGACAGCGAGAGTGTCGAGTCGGCGATCACGAAGCTCGGGCAGACCGACCCACTGCTCGCCGAAGAGCTCATCGAGTCCTTCAAAGAGATCCTCGCGGTCGGCGGGGATGTAGAGGGGATGCGGTATGCCGACTCCAGCCTCATCAATGAGTTCGCTCCTTCGCTTTATCGACCTGGCGCTTGAGACGAAGCGGCCGAGCCGCAGGCGATTCCCGCAGCCCGGGAGGCCGCAGCCGCTCACCAACCGCCAGCGGGCGGCGAGCCTGTCGCAGGTGGAACGGCTCGGGGACGATCTACAGCGGGCGCTCCGGTCGATCTACCAGCAGCATCAGGCCGGGAAGATGAGCCTCGGTGACGCGCTGGCCGGTTCGCGGAAGCTGATGAACAGCGCGGCGACAAAGTCGTTCGCCCGCGGGGTCGCGCTCGCCGGGTATGCGGGCATGAAGGTGCAGGCGGCGCAGGCGGCGTCGGTCGTGCGCATCGTCGAGGAAGAGATCGGCTACTTCCGGCGGATGCTCGCAGCGTCGCTGACGCCGAGGCAGTTGGATGTGCGCATCGGCATGTACTCAGGGCTGACCCGGCTTGCGATGTATCACGGGTTCCTGAACGTGCAACCCGATGACGCACAGATCGAATGGCGGCTCGGCGTCGCGGAGCACTGCGCCGGGTGCATCACGCTCGCCGCGAACAGTCCGTACTCGCCGCCGGGATCCGGGAAGCCCAGTGAGTTGAGGACTGCGCCCCGCGCGGGCGATACGCCGTGCCTGTCGCGGTGCAGGTGCCGACTGATCGTTCTCGGAGACGGGGCGGCGAACGCTGAACCCCGAATGGCTGCGGAAGTGACCGCTGTCGGGGCGAGGAAGATCGACCCGTTCGGGCCGGAGGGGCTTTCGCTGGCCCGCCAGTTCGATCTTGAGGTGGCGACGATGGTTCGCAATCGGCGGCTCTCGCAGTTCCGGGGCGGGACATACGCGACGGCGGCGATCATGGCTCGCGATCGGATGCTCGGGCAGGCCCATCGCGACGGAATCAACATCACGCTGCCGTCGCGCCGCGCGATCCTGGACCCTGTGGCCCGGGCGAAGGATCTTGGCTGGAAGTCGTGGCTGCCCGGCGATGAGCCGTCGATGCTGATCGGGTCGCTCGCGGTGGTGGGGCGGGCGCTCGAGCAGTACGACATATTCATCCATGGCCTCGTTGAGGACGTCGAGAATGAAGTCGTCGTTCTCAATGGCGAGCGGTATGCGTTCGACGATCAAACGCTGCTGCTGTATCAGCCGTAGCGGAAGCCGTGGCTATATGCCCTCTGCCAGTCGTTTCCGGATCGGCTCAAACTCGTCCCGCAGGTCCGCACGAACATGAACGAAACGCAATCGCCGAAACGAGCCGACGCATTCACACCCCAGCGCAAGCATTTGATCGTGGGTTCGGGTCTTCGGCCCAGCCTTGCGTGACACCATTCGCCCGCCCTTCACGTAGGTCGGTTCCGGCCTCGTTCGGCCGCATTCGAGCCAGCCCGCCGCCTTGTAGATCGTCCCGGCGTGTCCCTGCCACTCGTCGGCAAACGTGATGAGGATCGGCCAGCGGGCGCGGTCGATCTGCCGTTGTGAGTGAGCCAACAAAAAAGACGGGGCATTTTTCGGGGCGTGCGGTTCGCAGACCAGCCGCGACAGCGACAGCACGGATTGGCAGTTGGATGGCCACACAGATTTGCCACATGCTGGCGTCGGGGGTATCCACCAATTGACGGCGATCGGTAAAACCCCGAACCATTGGCGTGCCGGAACGATGCCGAACGTGTAGACGGCGGTATTGCTGCCGCCATGCGAGTAATGCTCTCGCCGAACCATCTCTTTCGCGACGGAGAGTTCCACCGGCTGGACGCGCCAGTCGGCACGAATAAGCGAAGGGGTCGGGATCGAACCGCCCTCCCTCGGCTGGTGTGCCGAGTGCATCGCCCTGATGCTTCCTTCGCGAGAGTTCATGCCAACCGGCTGGCGATGGTGCATCTTAGATCTCCCGCAGGACGCGGCAGCCTTTTGTTGTGATCCGCCAGCCTGCCTTGCGGTCAAACTTCACCAGCGATCGACGCTTGAGCGCGCGTCGGGCCTTGTCGCCGATACGGTCGGTGAGGCACATGTTCCTGTATGAGTTATCCTCGATGGCTCGGAGCCATACGATCTGGTCGTAGCTGAGTTTCATTCAACCCTTCCTGGTATTCATCGTTCTGTCCCGTAGGTGGTCGAGTATCCGTCCGTGATCTTATAGACCGTGGACCCCCCGTTGGGACTCGTGTAGACCGGACTCACGGTGTAGTACCGCGTGGGGGGCGGTGTGTTGCTGCCCGTGTTCAGGCGGTCCATACCCTGACATCCCCCGAGAATCAGCAGCGATCCGAACGCCGCAACGATAGTAACCTTTTCACGCATGATGAAGTCTAGGGGGACGGCATTCGGGGTCAATAATTGCGGCTGGAAATGATCTAGCGTCTACTGAGACATGCACAACGCCCAAGAGTCGTCCGCCCTCGCCCGCCCCGGCCGCCAGACGTCCGAGCACGAAGTGATGAAGAACGCACGCCGTCAGGGCGTGTGGGGAATCGCTCTCGGCGTCATCGTGACCCTCTCCCCGATGACCCTAGAGTTCGTGAAGGTGAACGTGGATCACGAGTGGGCGATCTCGCTCGTCGGCCTGGTGCTGACTGCGGTCGCCGTCACCCGAACCGCACTCGTCGAGGCCGGCTACATCAAGAGTCGTCGAATCGTGAAAGCCGGCATCGCCATGAAGCATGCGAAAGAGGCGGAGTCGCACGCCACGCTCAGGCTACTCGATGCCAAGAATGAGTAACCCAACCCCAAGGAGCCTGACCATGAACACCCGCGCCGCCGTCGTAGCCCTCACCATTTTCGTGACGGGGGCAACCCTCGTTTCCCTGCCTGCCTGCGCCACGCAGAAGGTGGAAGAGAACGTCACTGTTCCGACGCTCGATCGCCTGTCGCTCGGCGTCGAGTCCGACGCGGCCCTCGGCCTCGAGTATGTCGAGGAAGATGAGCAGGCGGTGACGGCGGAGAACATGGAAGACTTCTTCGCCGCGGTCCGCAGCGGCGATCGCCTTCAGTATCAGGCCGTCGCCGTCCCGCTCTGGCCGATCGTGCAGGATGTCGCAGAACTTGGCGTCAAGGCTCGCCTCGCCAACGGGCAGATCGGTCCCCTCGGGGCCGAGTCGCTTCGTGAGCGGCACCGCAACTTTGAGAACCTGTTCACGCAGGTCGCATTTCCAACAACGGAAGGACTGTGATGTCGGAGCAAGATCAACCTATCGCCAGCAGCGAACCCTCGGCGACAACGACCGGCGGGCTCGATGATCCGACCCTCAAGAAGGGCGACGTCCTCAAGGCGGCCGGGCGAGAGCTCGTCGCGGTGCTGACCGAAGAGGCCACGCAGTTCGCGAACGGCATCGGCGGCCGTCGCGATGAGCTTGCGGACTACATCGCCGAGCGAGCCGACCACCTCGCCCTCGCCTCCGCCGAACCCGGATTCCCAATGGTCGTCGAGGCCGAGCGTGACAACGTCATGGGTAAGGCCGCATACCTCGCGCACATGCAGGCGGCCGACTTCGACTCCGCGACACGCAAGCAGGTCGCCAACGGCCTGCGGATTGCCGCGAGGGTCGTCGCGGTGCTCGTCGCCGCGTAGACGATTCTCTCCTCTTGGCGTCGCGGGGCTGAAACTCCGCGGCGCTGTTCTGCGGCCCTTCGGGGCCGCTTTTTCATGTGATGCGTCTACTGGCGTATGCCACAAGCGTTTCTAAACGCCAATGAAAGCGCCGACTCGGCCGCGAGCAACCTGATCGAGCAGGCCGCGCAGCCGGATTTCCAGCACAAGAACGGCGAAGCGGTCGCGGAGTTCTACACGACCGAGGGCTTCGTCTTCGAGCAGCTTGCCGCCGACGAGCAGAAGAAGTCCGGCCGGATCGCGCGGCTCAAGTGGCGGTTCAAGACCGCCGACGTCCTGAATCTGAACCGGCGCGTCTACCCCTCCGGGGTCGTCAAGCCGGCGATGGATCGGCTGTCGAAGCGCGTCAAAAACAAGAACGTCCTCTCGCGAATGGATCACCCGGACTGGATCGATCCTTACGAGAACTGCCTGACCCACGCGGTCGGCATCCTGGCCGAGGCATTCATCGACGAAGATGGCTACGCCAACGTCACCATCGACATCGCAGCTACATCCCAAGGCCGCGACCTGATGGCGCTGGTGAGCGCTGGATTTGTCCCCGGAGTTTCGCAGCGCGGCTACGGCATCGGCCACGACTCCACGGAGGATGACGGCGAGAAGTACGACCTCCCGCCCGGCGTCCGAGCCACCATTTACGACAAGCTGCGTCTACTCACATACGACGTGGTCGCCGAGCCGGGATTTGCCGACGCGACCAAACCCGCCAAGGAGAACCGGCAGCATCAAGCCGAAAAGGAAACGACCATGACAGAAGCAGAAATCCGTGCGAAGTTCCCGCAATTAGTCAAAGCAATCGAGTCGGCTGCTGTCGACGCCGCCCTCAAGCCTGTGAAGGCTGAGGCGGCCGAGGCCGAGGCCAAGGTCGAGAAGCTCGAAACCGAACTCAAGGAAGCCAAGGAGTCCCACCAGAAGGCGACCAAGGCGCTTGAGTCGATCAAGCCCGCCCTCGTCGAGGCCGGGATTGTCAACGAGAAGATCACCGACTCTGAACTCGGCCAGCGCGTCCTCAAGGCGCAGGAGTCCGAGGGTGAGGCGAAGGCCAAACTCGTCGAGGCCGAGGCAAGGCTCAAGGAAGCCAGTCGCCAGATCGCCGAGGCCCAGGCCAAGGAGTCCTCGATCAAGGCGACCGAAGCGGTCCGCAAGGAGTACGCGTCACGGCTTTCGACCGAGGGCCTCAGCGCCTTGTGCGAGCAGGTCGCGAAGGCCAGGCCGAAAAACGAAGAGGTCGCGATGAAGATCGCCAAGGAGGCCATGTCCTTCCTCGAGTCGATCGGTGGCAAGAAGGCTGTCGCGGCCGCGGACACCAACTCGCTACTCGACGCATTCGAGATGCCGGAAGATTCTGGCGCATCGGGCGGCCCCGCCGGTGGCCGCGATACCGAGTCCCTGATGAGCACGTTCGGCTAATCAGCCGTCGGCAGAGCACGTTCAGAGGAAGCAAGGAAGCCCCCCCAAAGGAGGCCGCACAGAAGCGGCAACAACCATGAACCCATATGCACTACCAGTACCGTGCCTACGCAAGGATTACCCGAACTCGCTCAGCCAGGAGCAGCGGGCAGCCCTTGCGGTCGCCAAGCAGGCGTCTGATTACGACAAGGATTTCACTCGGGTGATGACGGCTGAGGGTTTCCTCAGCAACGAGGACCAGCGGAAGCGCACCATGGGGCACCAGATGCTCCGGATCGGTGTTGCTGCCGGCCGACAGGCGCGTGATTACGTACAGAATCAGATAAACAGCCGAGTCCTCGAGGCCAATACAAACCAGACCTCGACGTCGCCCGCGGTGCAGCAGTTCATCACGCAGTCAATCCGTTTCGGCCTCGAAGTGTTCCCTCGCCTTCTGGCACCCCGGTTCGCTTCGGTTCAGCCGTTCACGCAGCCCCACGGCTACATGTTCTGGCTTGACCGGGTTGCTCGCAACTCAACCACTGGTGCCACCCGGAGGTTGTCGGATGTTTCGGCGCACGATTCGACTTACGCGAAGATTACCACTGAGGGCCAGCAGCTTGAGTCGGTCGGCTTCGATATGCGCCGGGCGCTGATGGAAGTCGATTACTACGCCCTGACGAGCCAGACGGCTTGGCAGGCGAGGGTCGCACTCCAGACGCAGTTCGGTCGCGACTTCGAGACGATCAACGACCTGACCATGACCCAGGAACTGGCGTGGGAAATGGACCGCGAAATCCTCTCGGACCTCTTCACCTTCGCCGCGACCAACACTCGTGGCGCGATCGTGTGGGACGAAACGAAGGGCGGCAATTACGCGGCGCTCTCGCCGTCCGAGCAGCACGCCTACGACAAGCAGTTGATCCGAGACACGATCCTCAAAGCCATCGTCGAGATGCAGGAAGATCGATTCGTCACTCCCAACTACGTCGTGTGCGGCACCAACTTCGCCATGCAGCTTCTTCGCACCACAGAGTTCCTTTCGGTCCTCATCGGCACCGGCGCGGCTGATCAGGAGGTCCTCAACGGTTCAAGCCTGAACCTCCTCGGCCGCTCCAGCGTGAACAACATCATGGTGTACCACGACCCGCAGATGGAGTCGGATGACGCCGTCGTCGGCTACGCCAGCGATGTCAACCCGTTCGAAACGGCCTATATCATGGCGCCCTTCGGCGCGGCATCGACGACCACGGCCCTGTGGCACGACCGCGACACTCTGAACATGCAGAAGTCGCGCGGTATCGCCTTCGCCAAGAAGGGTGTCGACGCTCAGTTGCTCCGCCGACTGACCATCGGTCCCGCCTCGTAAGCCTCTCCCGTGACTGGAGCCAACAAAGGCCGACCGGCATGAAGCCGGTCGGTTTTTTTTGTGGTATCATCGGCCGTGAAACTGGTACACGTAGCCCGCAAGGATCCAATAACCTTCGTCACCGACGGGGGGCCGAGGACCGACATCAGGATCCATCGCGGCTGGCTGCTGCCCGTTGACGGGATGCCCGAGAAGGCGATCAAGATGGCGGGCGGAACGCAGTATCGGAACTTCTCACACGCGGTCTGCAGGATAAAGCCGGAGGTCGTCATGCTCCAGCGCCGCTACGCCCTCGGGGACATCGCGATGCTGTTGCCGATCCTCAAGGCGATGGAGCGGCGATTCTCTTTCACGATGGTTATCGCGACCGAGCCGAGGTTCTTCGGATACCTGACCGGAGCGGGCCGACAGGTGTGGGATTACCGCCAATCGCATCTGTGTCCCGCGCAGGTGAAATACTCGCTGGACTTATGCTTGGAGCAGGACCACCACGGCGGCGAGGCATCAGACTGTCACCGCTGCGACCTGTACGCTCGAGCGCTTGGGTTCCGGCTCAAACTAAAGTACGGACAGAATCATGGCACGCCTGGACATCAATAACTGCCGGAGCGACGACGAAGAGGCGATCATCTTCTGCTGCTCGGTGAGGCTTGACGGCGAGAAGGTCGACAATGCGGTCATGGCCGACGAAGATGCCGGTGTCGTCCGCGTGATGGGCCGGGGGTTGGTGCCCGAGAAGATGGATCGCACTGGACGCGTCGAAATCAGCCTGATCGACGGCGTCGACGACGACATCCGGGCGGCTTACCAGCGATGGCGGAACTCATGCAGAACATGACGCAGATGATGTATGTCGGCACCGCGCCCGAGGTCCGCGTGATGGATGAGCAGGGGCGGGCGTACACGCTGAAGGCGATGAAGCCACGGGCCATTCCCGATGAACTCGCAGCATCGCTCGCGAAAAAGGACGACTTCGACTACGCGGACATTGCCGGGC